CCGAGGTCAGGGTAGGTGAAGTTACTTGTAGACGCCGATTACGTGGTCTACAAATGCTGTGCTGCTACCGAAACAGAAATTGATTGGGGTGATGATGTAATTCTAGTCACAAGTAAATTCAGTGAAGCCTATGCTGCTGTCAAGCGCGAGCTTCTCAAGATCATTAACAATTTTCTTTGGGATGTACCTGAACTAATTCTGTTCTTTAGCGATAGTGTAAACTTTCGTAAATCTATCCAGCCCGCATACAAAGGGCATCGCAATCGCAAGAAACCTTGTGGTTACAAACGTGTGATCAACCAACTCAAGACTGAGTATAAAGTTGTTATCATGCCGACACTTGAGGCTGACGATGCCTTGGGTATTTATGCTACACAGAACAGAGGCAAGTGCTGCATCTGCTCACCAGACAAGGACATGCGCCAGATCCCAGGTCGCCTCTTTGACATGTCAGAAATGATGAATGTGGAAAAGGCAGAGGGAGAGAAGTGGCACCTTGTACAAACATTAGCAGGAGATCAGACAGATGGTTACGCCGGTTGTCCCGGTATTGGTATTAAACGTGCAACCACCCTCTTTGAAGAGAAGGGGTATTCTTGGAAGACTGTCGTTGAAGCGTTTGCTGACAAAGATCTTTCCGAAGATGTCGCACTTGAAAATGCAAGACTCGCGAAGATCCTCACAGCATCTGACTATGACTTCCACAAGCAACAGCCCATTCTTTGGTCCCCCGCCGCCGATTATCGAGTTGACGATGGAGCAGGATCTAAAGATGAGAAGGCTAAACGATCTACTTCCTGATGCAACAAAGGAGGACATCATTACTGTCTTCCTTGCGTTGCAAAAGCAAAACTTTGTCCTATCCAATACCGTCAGTAACTTAGTTAAAAAATGGCCCACTTTTCACCCGACTACTACACCCGAGGATCAATCGAATGCTGGGATGCAATCCGAGACTGGGATCTAAACTATCATCTTGGCTGTGCTATTAAATATATTTGCAGAGCCGGTTACAAGTCTTCTGAATCGAAAGAGAAAGATCTTAAAAAGGCTATCCACTACCTTGAAAATGAACTCCAACACACAACACTGCAGGTCGAACAGTCTGAGCGATCAAGCAATTCAATTCCGTTCAGCGTATGGGATCCAGAATACGCCGGACAACCGGACTATGCAACTGGGTTTGATCGATGAAGAGTACCACGAATTCCGTAGTGCATTTCATAATGAACCGTACGAAAACGAACTGAAAGAGCTTGCAGACCTTGTGTATGTTTGCTTTCAGTATGCTGAGAATATGGAATGGGATCTAGAGGAAGCGCTAGATCGTGTCCACAGAAGCAACCTATCTAAGCTAGGATTAGACGGTACACCTATCCGCCGTGCTGACGGCAAAGTCCTGAAGGGACCTAACTACCAACCACCTGTTTTGAACGACCTTATCAACCCATGACCGCATCTTATATTTCTCGCACGGGACGTGTCCAGTCTTGGATCGATGACCCAACGTCCCGCCTACCGGTTTCGTGCACCGTATTCACTGTCGAAGACTCAATGGAGGGACCCGATGGAATTGAAGCAAGCTGGCGATTTGTATCACATGCTCTACGCTTCGGAGCAGGCTGCGCGGTCCACCTGTCGCGACTGCGACCCCGAGGTGAAGAAAATGGAAAAGGACTGGTTGCATCTGGACCGGTCTCCTTTGCTAAAATCTACTCAACACTAAATGAGATCCTTCGTCGCGGGGGTATCTACAAGAACGGCGCGGTGGTATGTCATTTGGACCTTAGCCACCCTGATGCTCGTGAATTTATTGCTACTCCTAGATCCGAACTACCGTGGGTCAAACGTTGCATCAACATCACCGATGAGTGGTGGGAGGGGTGTACGTTTAAGGAAGACATCCTCTACGGTATCAAATCAGGTGACATCTGGCTAAACAAAGTAAAGTATGACAATGAAGGAAATCGAATCCGAGGTAACGTCTGCCTTGAAGTTTACCTGCCCTCACGAGGTACCTGTCTACTCCAACATGTCAATCTCGGTGCCTGTGAGTTCGACGACATCCCTAACGCTTTTACTGAAGGTATGTCCCAGTTGTGCGAACTCCATGGTAAGACAGGTGTCGGCAGCAGCGGAGAGTATCTCCCTAGCGAAACTGACCGACAAGTGGGGCTCGGGATGCTCGGACTCGCTAACCTACTTCGTCGATACGGAGTAACGTATGACCAATTTGGACGTGCGTTGGAACAATTCAACAAAGGAGAATCAGTACGGTCTGCAGCCTATGAACTTGTCACCCAAATTAACGCTGGCATTGAGTCTGCAGCCAGCATTGCTCGCAACGCTAAAATGGTTCGAGCCTTTGCTATTGCGCCCACTGCCTCCTGCAGTTATCGAAGCACAGATCTGGATGGCTATACTTGCACTCCAGAAATCGCTCCGCCTATCTCGCAGACAGTTGATCGCGACTCAGGTACTTTCGGAGTACAAACATACAACTACGGTGACGTAGAGATCGCCTCTAAGGTGGGCTGGGAAGCCTACAAACGTGTTGCCGATGGCGTCATGACTCTACTTAACAAGACTGGACTTCTACATGGTTACAGCTTCAACTCGTGGTCCGATGTGGTCACGTATGATGAAGAGTTTATCCAGGAGTGGCTTGAATCGCCCCAGACTTCTCTTTATTATAGTCTCCAAGTTATGGGCGACGTTCAAGATAAGTCAAGCGCGTACGCTGCTCTCGAAGAGAGTGAAGTCGATGATTATCTTGCTAGCCTGTTCAACGATGAGGAGACACCAGAACCTCAATGTGATTGTGCAGAATGAACCCTTACGAAAAACTAATGGCGCGGAAGCGCAAATGGACACCAGTACAGACAACTGCTGGTACATGCAAGCAGGGCGCGGAGGAAGCTGTCTTCCGTGCTCTTGCATTGCGACATATGGAACTGCCTGTGGGAGATTTTATCACCGATGCCCTCAATAGTGAAGTACCAACGTTGGCCCGTGAAATACTGGAATCCAACGTTAAAGATGAAGAAAACCATGACCTCGCACTTGGTTACATCGCCAATGCTTACGGTGTTGATCCGCAAGCTGAGAAGGAAGCCCTTAGGCTTAAGACCGCTTGGGAGGCACATCCAGATCACACGATCACGAAAGCCATGGTCGCTGAGCGTGCGATTTTCTTCGTTCTTTTACCATTCTTCCGCTTTAATGGTGACGCTGGCATGAGAACTGTATCTGCTGATATTAGTCGTGATGAACAAATTCATGTGGCTACCAATAGTCTGGTTCATACTGAGCTGGGGTATAACATCAGTCCTTCTCTTGATAAACTCAGGAAGGCAACTATCAATTGGGTAATGCAACCACTAGGTATTAATACTACCGATAAATATTTAGACAAAAAATTTTGGCTGGATTCTAGCGACCGGCTAATGTATGAGGGCAAAGCCCCAGAATTGTCTGCAACTAAATCTGCTAGAATGCCCGCATTCTTTGAGCATAGCAATGTCAACCTCCCCCAGTATGCTTGAGGTTCTTGGGATGAATTCCCGAGGCTTGATTAATGCACTAGAAGAATCCTTTCCACCCACAAACCCTACACCTGACGATACAATGGAAAAAATTATGTACCGATCTGGTCAACGTAGTGTCGTTGAGTGGGTCATCAAATATATGGAGGAGAACTAATGGCTAGACGAAGAAAAAAAAGTAGAGGAAAAAAAATTAGTTTTGGGCCGAAAGGTAAAATAAGCGTACGGAAAAAACCTACTAAGCGGCAGAAATTTGTTTCTAAGATCAGCAGAGACGGTAAGATTAGTAAGAGGGAAGGTCAGAAAGCTGCCAAGAAAGGCGTTAGTCTGAGTAAAATCCAGAACCGAAACATTGGTGATTACCGACAATCAACACGTGATTATGAAAGGACGCCTTCCAGACGGCGTGGCTCAAGTAGACCTACCTACGAACCACTGAAGATTAAACGCGGTGCAGCAGAAGCCCTTTCAGGTAGAGGCCGTGCTAGCAGCAGCCGTCGCGATAGGAATCAAGGCCGAGGCCGTGGTGGCGGCGGTGGTGGTGGTGAAACCCAAGCACCTTATCAAAGCCCGTTTGCAGATAAAATTTCTGATTTAGAAACTAAACTGCAAGGCTATATGGATCAACCGACGCCGGAAGATACAAGTGTTCAGGATGCACTTGATGCTTTAAATACTACTATTTCTGGTCTCAATTTTGAAGCACCTGATTACGGTGCTGAATTTGAAGCAATGAGGGCTGAGCAAGAAAGGTACATGCGAGAGTTGGCTGATCAACAGGCAGCAGCAGAAAGAAATAGAGAACTCGCCTTCCGTACCTCCCAAGAAAACATGGCTCGTGGTGGTCTGACACCTGACTTTAGAATTGGTGCACGTTCTCCTAGGGATCGGATGGGTACAGGTGGTTTCAAACGTAGACCACGACGCCGGGCTGCTGTTGTAGCACAAGGTATTACACCAGTTCAGCAAGCCGTTTATAATATGGCTCCTAACACCCTTCAAAATAGAGGTATTAATACCTAATGACTGCTAGATCTCGATATGATGCATTGTCTTCGAGCCGTTCACAGTTTCTAAACACTGCTAGACAAGCAGCCAATCTAACTCTACCTTACCTTGTTAGGGAGGATGAGCACACAACTAAGAGTGCTCTTAAACTCACAACACCATGGCAATCAGTGGGAGCTAAAGGTGTGGTGACGCTTGCAAGTAAACTGATGCTTGCATTGCTACCACCACAAACCAGCTTCTTTAAATTGCAGGTTAACGATATTAACCTCCCTCAAGAACTTGGTCCTGAGATTAGATCTGAGCTTGACTTGTCGTTTGCTAAGGTTGAACGTACTGTCATGGAATCCATTGCGGAATCCGGTGACCGTGTTGTTGTTCACCAAGCATTGAAGCACCTTGTAGTAGCTGGAAACGCCCTTCTCTTTATGAGTAAAGATGGGCTCAAACTTT